AAATTTGTAAATCCTTCAAGGAAATCTGTTCACAATAGAGTAGTTGAAATTGTGAATTTTGCTTACAAAAAAAGAAAAAAAGATGAAACTTATGAAAATGATGTGCCGCTTGGAGTTATTACAAGATTTTTGGATCGAAATGTAAAGGGAACATACTACGATATGCTTGATTTAGTGGAAGTTAATTGAATAATGCCATTATATTCAAGTTTTAAAGACTACATGTATAATCTACATACATGTAATTCTGGCGAAGCTAGAAGGATGTGGAAACAGACCATTAAGGAAAAATGGGATTTTAAATGTGCATATTGTGGATCTGAAGATCAATTAACCATAGATCATATTATTCCTCAATGCAAAGGGGGAATTGATTTTTCATCTAATTGTTTATGTTGTTGTAAAGAATGCAATAAAAGTAAAGGACATTCTGATTGGAAAGAATGGTATAAGAAACAGCAGTTCTTTACACATGATAGGATGAATGCTATAATGAAATGGATGGAACCAAAAGAAAAATCTCTTCTTAAGATATATAATCCTAGAAAAACAAAAGTTTATTGAAAATGAAATTTGAAGTATATTCGAAAGATGACTGCAATTACTGTTATAAAGTAAAACAAGTTTTGGAACTTACTGGAAAAAATTTTGTTGTATATAATTTAAATGAAGATTTTAGTAAAGAAGACTTTATTTTGAAATTTGGAAACAATGCAACTTTTCCGCAGGTATTTTACAATGATAAATTGATTGGAGGTGCAATTGAGACGATTCAATATATCAAAAATGAAAGAGAAGAAATCGAACATAAATAATGATAAGCCATGCTACAATCGTGGTGTTGAACTTGTTCTTAATGGAGGAAAGAAAAAGCAAACCAAAACATTTAAATTTATCTTTGAGAAGATAGTTTGCTTTTTTAAAAGAGAAGTAACTATCCACTTAGAGTTTTCATTCAATTGCATAAGAAAAAGATAGTTATTTCTAGGAGAAAAAAAATGTTAGCAGTAAGTTTAGTTTTTGGATTTTTAATGACTATACTATTTCTTATAGTTGGACTCATTGGTGGATGGTCAGTAAGAGAATATATGTTGAAATATCAGGATAGACCTGCTCTTCATCCTGAGTTTTTTGATGAGCATGGAAATGTAATTCCAGATGAAATTTTTGCAGTTACATTCAGTCAAGATTTTTTTGATTCTGAAGACTTTGACGAAGATGAAGAAGAAATCTGATATATTTGCACATCATAAATAATTTCATAATAATTCATTATAGTTTATAACAATGACAGCGACAAAGAAAAAATCACCATCTACAAATACAGATCTTCCAGCAAATCCTTTTGTATTTGAAATATTGAATCTTGTTTCAAAGCAAAGGACAAATGCTAAGAAGATTGAAATTTTGAAGAAGTATGAACATCCTTCCATCAAAGCAATCTTTATTTGGAATTTTGATGATAGTATTGTTAGTGCTCTTCCCCCTGGAGATGTTCCATATGCAGCAGTAGATGAAATGGATTCATTTAAAGGAACTTTAACTGAAAAGATTGATAGTGCTGTTAAAACTATGGATGAATTGAAAACAAGTTCTCTTGGGTCACAAGACCAGGGAAAATCTTCAATTAGAAAAGAATATAATAAGTTTTTTAATTTCATTAAAGGTGGTAATGATTCTTTATCATCTCTTCGAAGAGAAACAATGTTTATAAATGTTCTTCAAGGTCTTCATCCATTGGAAGCGCAAATTGTTTGTTTGATTAAGGACAAGAAACTTCAGGATAAGTATAAAATCACAAAGCAAATTGTATCTGAAGCATATCCCGATATCGTTTGGGGTGGAAGATCATAGATTAAATAAGAGAATAAAAACATGGATAAATGGACTATTGAAGAAAAAGAAAATTCAAAAGCAAAATATGGATGTGAAATTTTAATTGAAAATGGAACTCTTCAGGAGGTAAAAACTAAAGATGTTCCTAATGATGCTAGAATTGTAACTTATGAAGTAAATGGTGAGATTAGATATGATCTCACCAGAAGCTCTAAAGTTTCTAAAATTTTTGATATGTATTATGATAAATTTAGAGGTGGTATAAAGAGTATTGATTTTGGTTATGGTAGAATAAATCCAAAGCTCTGGGGCAACACTACAAAACCCAAAAACAAATCGAAAAAATAATTCCAAAAATATGGCAAAAAAATTCGCCATATTTTTTTGTCCATATAGTTTAATTTTGTATCAAATGTTACAAAGTAACTTGACTATATACTTTATATGGTCTATAATAGACCTGTCGTTCAATCCCTAATTAGTATTCTAAGCATAATACTTTCATTAGTATTCAAGGTGTAATACTTTATGGGATCGCAAGTAAGTCGCGGAACGGGATCGTTCATCTTATGTTTCTTTTACCTTTACTGTTGGCAACAGCAGAACCAGACCCAAAATTATTGTCATGTAATGACTTTGATTGGTTGGCACAGGGAGTTTTTGAATCTACTTTGTTAGATCGAAATGAAAAGTTAGAGTTTATCTCTATTTTTATTAGAGGAACTGAACCAGCATGTTTTAGGTTAGGAACTAAAGACGCAAACGACTGAAGGAACGGGAATTATATTCTCATTTCTTTAGGAGTCAATAATGGCACAAGTCGTTTATCGTGGCGTAAAATATGATACCGCCAAAAGACCAAATCAACAAAGTCATGAATTAAAAACTTTTGTAGAAACCTACAGAGGAGTAAAGCATGAAGAGAAGGTTGAGGTAGTATCATGACACAACCACAAAAAGTTCAATCAAATTGGCTTTCTTTAATTAAATTGCAAGAAGTCAAAAAGAAAAAACTAAAAGAAGCGCAACTCTGCATGGCAGGATTTTGCAAAACAAAATAAATTTTGAGAGGGTTGCTGACCCTCTTTTTTTATGGTATACTGGTTCAGTAACAACCCAGATTTCATGGACAAAGAAAGACTAAAGCTTATTGTAAGAAATCTTGAAATATTAGTCGATTCTCTAAAAACAGAAATTTATTCCGATTCTCAAAGTTATTTGAGAAGTAAAAAAGAAAATCTACCAAAGTATGACTATTATGAAATCTTTGAAGATGATGATGGTTATCCTGATTGAACAGTAGCAAAGAGAAAAATGAGTAGAGCAAAAGAACTTGTAAAATTGCTTGAAAGACTTATCAAGCAAGATCATCTCTATAATGATGAAAGAATTCAAGAGATGAAAAATCAATTGCGTGCGGTAAAAGAACAAATCGCAGAAGCAGAGCAAATTAATTCAAAAGGATTTGGTAAAAAATGAACAGTGTAAAATTCATCAGTGTTACTCCAGATGCAGAAAAGACAATGGCATATGTTGCCAGGGTCTCAAATCCAAATAATCAAGAAAATCCTAATTATGCAAAGTTGTTGGGATATTGTATCAAACACCAGCACTGGAGCGTATTTGAGCAGGCATTTATGACTCTTGAGATTGAAACTAGTAGGGGAATTGCGGCACAGATCCTGAGGCACCGTTCCTTCACCTATCAAGAGTTCTCTCAACGCTATGCTGATAGTTCTCTTCTGGGAGATAGTATTCCTCTCTTTGACTTGCGTCGTCAGGATACTAAGAACCGCCAGAACTCTATTGATGATATTGATGATTCAGTAAAGCAAGAGTTTGAGAATAAGATTCGCAAGCACTTTGATGACTCGATGGTTCTCTATCAGTCAATGCTTGATATGGGAATTGCAAAGGAATGTGCAAGGTTTGTATTGCCTCTTGCAACACCTACAAAAATTTATATGAGTGGGACAATTCGGTCGTGGGTGCATTATATAACACTTAGGTCGGCCAATGGAACTCAGAAGGAGCATATGGATATTGCCGATGCTTGTAAGAAGATTTTTATGGAACAGTTTCCGACTGTTTCAGAAGCACTTGAATGGAACTAAATATAATATCTTGAATTTATAACAATGGCAACATATCCAGTAGTTCACAAAGAAACTGGTGAACAGAAAGAAGTTACGATGAGTGTTAATGATTGGGATCAATGGAAAGAAGACAATCCTGATTGGATTCGGGATTGGTCTGATCCATCTACTTGCCCTCAACCCGGAGAGGTTGGTGAATGGAAAGATAAACTAATCAAGAAACATCCAGGATGGAATGACGTTCTAGACAAAGTATCAAAGGCACCAAAGTCCAAAGTAAAAAAGATTTGATTTCTATGACAAAAAAGAGAGCTGCTAATCCAGTACCATTTGGAACAAGCA